GTTGCCCTCTGATGTCCTCCGATGATTGTGCCATCCTCATTTACGATGATGGGATCAACGTATCCGAATTCTTCAATGCTCCGCCTTATTTTCTGGTATTCCGCATCGTCCGGGGTCAGTGCTTTTCTTGGATTGTATTCTGCTGCCTTTAAGTCAGCCAGTTTCCTGCGCTCAGTTCTCAGTTTCTGGTCCATTTCCAAGCCTCCTTCCCGCTTTGCGTAACGAAATGGTTAAAAATTTTTTTATTTTATCGGCAAAAAAGCCGCGCCTTCCTCGCCCCGCATTGCATTTTGGGTCTGGGTAGTACCTACGGCGATGCCGTGCCCCGCTTGCACGCAAAAGAGGACACAGCGCAGGCTCTGATGCCTTGTGCCATGTCCTCTCTGAGGGGAGCAAGTGGAGTGGTTGGGTGTGACCGTGTGGTCTGTCCCCTTGTGTTCCACGCTACTACTATAGCACACCTCGATGTACTCTTGTGTACTCTCTTGTGCTTTCTTCTGTGTGCTGTGCTTCTGTGTGGTGCTGTGCCCCTGTCCTGTGGTGTGCCCTGTGCCTTGCCTGCCCTGCCTGTGGTGCGTCTGCGTAGTGCTGTGGCTGTGGTGTGTGGGTGCGTCCTGCCCCTGCTCTCCCTACCCCTGTGGGTGTGTGCTACGGTGCGCCCCTGTACCTCTGTGCTTTTCCTGTCTTTTTTCTGGGCATAATACCTGCCCCATATATGGGTGTGTTATATGTGGGCCTTATACACTCCCTATATGCGTGCCCTATTTTTTAGGTTTGGTATTTATGATCCGTTCTGCACACACAGTAAAAGCCGGCCCTTGGATTCCGAATGTGGATTTCCAAAAGTCGGCTTGAATTTTCGATGTTCTTTTTTTCTTTTGCGGAATTTTTCCCAGTAAAATTTCCAGCTTGATATTTCCGTGATTATTTTTACTGATTTTTTCTACGCTCTATACTGCGTGGGTCTGAAAAAGTCGCCAGGATATACCCGATGATTTCATTCTGGACATGGTTCGTAAATACAAAATATCCACGATGAAATTCCAGTAGTCCTTCTCTGGATAATTCGCTTTTAATCTTCTGAGTTATCTTTTCCCATGATCCATCTTCGATGTCTCTCTCTTTATCGTAGTATCCGCCATACATTGCGCTTTCAAAATAGGCGAAGGCTTCATCACTCAGTCCTGCCAGTTTTCCTGCAAATCCTCGTTTCTGAATGTCTTTGTACATTCCGTACTCCAATGCCAGTTTGTACATATGCACACATGGCAGCTTGTTTTTCTTATAATCTTCACAGTCGCATCCTGCCATGGTACAATGATGCACTTCCTTGGTATGTTTGTCCGTCATCGTTCCTTTGAATTTTAGGAAGCCTTTTTCTATCTTAACCTCTCCGATTCTATCTCCGATGACTGCGTGTTTTAATACCGCCAATTGCGGCCCGTTTTTTGTATCTGTGTAATCTTTCAATCCCATATTGCTCCTCCTTTTAAGGGGTAGAATTTATCATCTGACAATAAGCTATTTTGTCAGTACAATTCTACCCCCCCCTACTCCGAAGTCAAGCAATTTCAAGGCTTTGAGGGTTCTTGGGAGGAGGCGAATTCCTGTAAAATTGACTGTACTTTTTTGTATGTAAGCAGCTTGTCAATTCCTGCGTTGTAGTATTTGTTGCAAGGAGTCCTTGTCATGTTTGCTTCCTTGCACACCTGCTTCCAACTCAAACAGTCAATGTGTCTGTATTCCAGTATGCTTCGTTCCGTGGAATCCGTTGGTAAAAAATCCATGATCTTCATCACATTCAGCATGGTCTTTGCCATCTCTGCTTTCTGTGATTCGATTCTGTCCTCGATCTCCATCGCGCGGATGACCTGCGTTGCCGGTCCGTCTCCTACGCTGTTGGTCTGGCTGCGTGGCACTGGGGAGTATTGCATCCCCTTTGTGCCGAGCATATTTTCTCTGAAAGTACGAAGTCTGGCTTCCAACTGCTTCTTTTTCATCTTGGCATAATAATATTGTCCGAGGTACTGTTTGAGAAGCAGTTTTTGTTCTTCTACTTCATTTGCCATGCTGTCTGGTGTCATAGTTTTCCTTCTTTCTAATCCCTGGGTTTGTCCTCCGCAAGGAAGTATGCTTTTCCGCCGAGTATTCTTACCTGCTTAAGTACCCGGTCTTTGTTCTCCCAGTCTCGTATCTCTACTCCACGCTCCTGCAGGATGTTGATCTGCATTTCAATGGACGAGAGCATTGCCGACACCGGAAGCTGTCTCATTACCTGCGTTGCATCCGCCAGACTGGAATTCATCCCGAATGGCTTACGCTTTGGTTTACCTTTTGCCATTGTCTCCACCTCTTTTCCACCAGACTCCCCTTTTCATGCATTCACATCTCACGATGTAATACCAGAGTAAAAATCCGATGATTGTATCCTCGTTGCTCGGTCTGGTTGTTCCGTAGAACCACAATTCCAATCCCTGCCATAACATACCAATCAGCAACCACTTAAATGTCGCTTTCATGAGTGCGTACTCACGGATTTCGTTCTCGCTCATTTCTTACCACCTGCCATTTCATGGATTATTGTGCGAACGATATGACCGATTACCTTTGGCTCATCCCAGTCGTCCGGTCCGCTTAATATGCACCCGCATATCTTATGCTCTCCGAACTTCTCTACATTGAATGGGCAGCCATCGCATGAGAGGTGTGTATATTCATGATCCGTTCCCTTGCCTTCGATTACCTCATGCTCATACTTCCTACAGATGGCCGCTGCTTCTGTCATGAACTTTGCCCAGTAGAATGCCCACTTTGCATTGATCGCCTTTTTGAATATCTTACTCTGCCTGCTGATTTTCTTTTTCAGTCTCATCCTCTGCCTCCTTTATTTCTTTTCCACACCACGGACAAAATTCCAAAGGTATTATTGCTCCTATTGTTCTATTTGGATCAATCGCTGTTTCGTGTCCGCAGTTCTGGCAAATCATTACACAACTTTCAAATTCGTCATTCATCGTTGCACTCCATTTTGAAGTTCCATTATCTTCGTTGCCAATGACATAGATTCATGGTCTTTCTTTGGATACTGCTGATATGTGGCATTACATACGCTGCTTTTCACATATTCTCTGTAGTATTTGTTTGCCAGTTCTACTGGGATATCCTTGTGCTTTCCGGTTATCGTCAATTTGCTTTTATCATCGTATTCTATAAAAATCTTCCACATGGTTTACCTACCTCTTGCTTTCAAAATCTGGACATTCTTCTCCATCATCGTACTCTGTATCACATCCGTATGCGTCTGCCATGAAGTTATCGCAGTGCCATCCGCTCAGATGTCCTGTTTCCCATGATGGTCTGTGGTGCAGGCAGTTTCCGCAGCAACACTTTTCATCATCGTTCATCCTGTACATCTCCTTCCCAGTTCCACAGTCCTTGCTTTCCCTTTGCCGGAATTGGCTTATTGAATAATATTGCATCTGCCATTACCCATGCGTATCTGCCGATGGTATAATCTCCGAATGCTAACTCTGCCGGATTCTCTCTTTGCAGTTTTCTTCGATAGGCTTCATCGATCTGGAAACAATCCACGAGATTTGCTTTCCCGATGATTGCTCCTGTTGGTAGTTTATTTACTACACCTGCGTCCTGGAAGTGCTTCAATTCTTCCATCGGGATATGTAGTAGGATTCCACTGTGGTCTGTTTTGGCTGCGTGGATGAGGATTTCTCCACGATAGCTTGTTTTCCATGACCGTGTTTCGTTATGTTTCTGCCCAGTCGCCAATAGCGTTGCCCATGGTTGCCATACTGTTATTGCTTTCACGATTCTTTCACTTCCTTCTTCTGCATTCTTCTGTAATATGCCTTGATAATCTGTCTATATCTGCGCTTTGGCTTTTTGAGGATTATGATGTTGAGGTGTTCGTCAGACACCGCCATATCATTGACTGGCTTTATTTTTACTCTCATCTTCCGCTCACTCCCTTCTTTAAAGCGCACATGGTGCAGAGTCCTTTTGCTCCCTGCGCCTTGACTACTTCTGCCAGTGGCAGTTCCCAACACTGTGCACCGCACTCCGGGCACTTGGTCAGCTTCCAGTCCTTGCGTCCTGTCGGCACATTTACCTTCAGCGGCATACAGTAATATCCGCCACGGTCAGTTGCTTTTCTCGGTTCGATTGCTACTCTCATTCTATTTGCTCCCTTGCTATTTCTGTGTCAGTTCCGGCAGCAGGATTTCTGCTACTTCCTTTTCTGAAGTGACAACTTCCGCCCTTCCGCCTGCCCTGCGGATCTGCTTTATGGTCTGTTCCTGCATCTTACTCAGCACCCCAATAAATGGCCGCTTGACCTCGAATCCGTAATACCTGCCATTGATGATGCAGGTAATGTCTGGGATTCCCTGTCTGGAGTACGGGCCGGCTGCTTCTTTCCATGCGATGGCATTTGGTGCGTTATCCTTTATCCAGTCAAGGATTTTCTTCTGGAAGTAACTTTCCTTTGGCATCTTCTCCCGGATGAATTTGTCGGCTGCTTCCCTGGTGCTTATGCCCTTGTTATGCCCTATGGTGTAGTCCTGCAGTTCCTCGTAGGTTCTGAAGGAGGTATAATCCAGTTTTCCGCCACGCATTACATGGCGGATTGCTTCCTCTGCTGTTGGGTCTGGATACCCTTCTGCGTTCTTTGCTGTCATCGTCTGCCTCCTTAAAATCTGGCGGACACTCTCCCTGTGATGTGGAGTTTTCCGTCTTTCTCTATGGCATTGAAGTACATATTTCCTTTTGCGACTTCCTCTGCGAGGTCGCCTGCCATTGTGACGGCTCGTACATATTTGCCAGTCTTATCAGTGATCAGTGCTGCTTCTTTTCCGTGTTCCGGTTTCGGTATTACTTTGATGATCATGTCGTTCCATCTCCTTTTCGATTTCATCTTTGTGTTTCAGATAAACCCTGCACTCGGTGCAAGGCTTATCCGGTTCTACGCATCTATCCGAAATGATGATACAGAACCATGGCAGGCTTTTCTTCTTTTCCTTTTTCGCCCTGGCTCTCTCCCTCATTTGGGATAACAGCTCCATCATGCTCATACTGGTGTCGCCTCCTCAAATACTGGGGCGGTTGCCTCCTGCATGGTCGGCTGATCTGCGTATTCCGCTGATCCGTTGTCTGCGTATGCCGGCTTGTTCCCCTCATTGTTTTCCATGAAGTGACTTGCCTGTGTGTCTGCGGAATGCAGTGCCCAGATCATCGGGTATCTGTCGATTGCATTGTTGAATGATAAGGTGTCGGCTTCGGTGTATCCCATGTGCCATCTGATTGCATATCTTTCTACTGGCTGAAGCTTCATATATTCCTCGATCATCATTACAGACTTTTCTCCGTGACCGTATGGAATCTTGTCGTCCACTGCGAATGCTTCGTACTGCTCCCACTTTCCATTGACCTTGCGGTTTCTGATTTCCGTTGTGTAGAAGTAGGTCTTGCAGATGTCATGGAGCAGTGCCATGATGATCACATTTTCCTCTGTCACTCTGGCTGCCGGAACTCCTGCGACCTCGTATGAGTATGTGCCGTCATCGTTCTTTGTGAGGTTCGCCCTCAGTGCATCCAGTACATTGAGTGAGTGCTGCAGCAGTCCGCCTGTCACTGAAAGGTGGAATCTGGTACTTGCAGGTGCTGCGTACATATCACTCTTTCTGATAAATGCCATCAGCTTGTCCACTCCGTCTCTTGTTACCTTTGCCATCTCTGCTTCAAATCTGTTGATGTTTACCTGTCTGTTATCCATTGTCTTGCTCCTCCTGTTCTACTGTATCTGGTCCTTCGCCATATTCTTTGGCACATCTTTTACTGTCTGGGTGTAAAAACATACACGCTCCCTCTGTTATTTCACACTCCCATCCGTGGTACTCATCCGTTGGTATCGCTGCTTTGCATCCCATCTGCTTCCTCCTTATTTCTTAATCCCTCAGCCAGAATGTGGCACGCTCCGGCTGTGATGATCATTCTCTGTTCTGATTCCCACTCTGGTTTCTTCTCCCAGATGTTCTGTTCCTGGTCTACAAGGAACTCTTTTGTCAGATCGTTATAAATCTTCGGTGGCGGTCCGTCCTCATCGAAGCACTCCGGTGCTGCGTATAAGCAGCAGTGTTGTTGCCAGTAAGGTATCCACAGATTCCAGACTGCTATTCTGATTTCTTCCACCGCCTGTAGGAATTTCTCCACACTGTATTCCTTGTAGAGCGTCCTGCCCAGTTCCTTGCCTGTTCCGGCTCTCCGTTTTTCCTCAAGCATTTCCTGTATCTGCTTTATGAGAACCTGTCCGGCTTCATCGTTTTTTATGACGATGTCCTGTCTGATTCTCCTGCCGGAAATCTGATCCGCTACTTCCTTGATGCTATCCTTCAGTTCCCGGTACGGTTTCTTGTACTTGGTCTTTAGGAGTTCCTTTGGCACATTCTCGTCATTCTTTTTCAGTGTCTCCAGTAGCGATTTCAGCTTTTCTTCATCATTTTGGATGCTTTCATCTTCCATTCGCACCACCCTTTCTGTCTCCGAACACCTAATGCTCCATTTTTCTACCGCACACCTACGTGTTCATTTAGGTGTGCGGTATGAAACCCTTGATTTTACTGGCTTTGTCGGGGTTACTAAACACCTAACACCTAATTTTTGAAATACACCATGTTTTTTTAGTGATTTTTGTGACTAACCCTTCATGCAGTCACACAATTTTCCGTAAATACAATAAAAATAGTGATTTAGGTGTTTTAGGTGTTTAGATGTTATTAAAAGCCTTGATTTTACTGGGTTTTTTACTAAACACCTAACCGAACACCTAACTAAACACCTAATTTTAGGTGTGCGGTTTTTTAAGGTCATTTATAACTTTTTAGCGATTTTGGTCACATAATTTCCAGTCACACAATTTTTTCTGCTCCATGGTTTTTGTGACTAAATCGCAAATTCTGTGACTAATTGAACGGCAGCTTATCTGCTTCCTCATCTGGTATGGTCTGCCATCCGTCATTTGTTCCCGGCAGACTCATCTGCTGCGGTTTCATCTGCTCTGCGATCTCTTCCTCCTCCAGTAACGGGTCCTTTTCCTCTGCGAGGTCGCCCAGGTGGAATTCCACGAAGCGACAGTTTCGGTTGTTGAACCATTTTGTCACTGAGTTCTTGGTACTGCCGTCCTTAAGGACTGATACTCCGATCAGACCCTTATCTGCGAGGTATTTCAGTGTCTTTCTGGATGAGTACCCTGCTTTCGTGAGTGCCTGCGTCAGCATGGATGGGAAGATGTATGCGTTCTTGTTCTGGATCATGCCCAGGCACGTTCCGAAGGCTTTCTCCCCGAAGCTGTCCTTGTTTGACAGTATCCAGTCCACGATGTACTGCGTGGCATTCTCGTTTACATCTCCGGTGTCTGCGTTCATCTGCTCCTGCAGGATGTTCCTTGCCATCTCTTTGGCTCTTTCCCATGAAACCGGATCAATTTGCAGACATTCCGTATTGTTTTTGGCTGATTCCGTATCAAATTCTCCATTTTCGTACCGTTTCAGCCATTCTCCGTTATTAAATACCCATGTGTCGATGATTGCGTCTGCCAGTGCCACCGCTGCGATGCCTGCTATGTGTGATCCGCTCTTTCCTTTGCTGATCTGGTATACATACTGCATCATTTCATCGTATTTCTCCGTGATGCTTCTTTCGTCTGTGTGCAGGAGCATTCCGATGTAAGCCGGCCCTGCCCATCCGCAGTTCATTCCAGACTGCTGATGCATGACGGAGGCTTCCCTCTCATCGTCAAATGGTCCGCCGTATATTTCAAGCACACGGGTGCTTACACCTGTCTGCGATGTTTCTGTTGATAGTGGTTCTTCTCCGGTTGCCAGTGCCACGGTTCTCCATGTCTGTGTTGCCTGGATGCCACCGCTCTTTGCACCTCGTATCTTTCCTGTACCACTGGCGATCATGTACACGATTTTCTCCAGTGAGTTCTGGTTATTTCCTGCCAACTGTCGCTCATCAATTCCGAGCGGAAGGTCGCAGTAAAAGGATGCGGTTCTCTCCAAGCCTACCTGCGTTGCATTAAAATTTACCATCAGTCTTTCCGGGTCGCCCCATACGGAGAGTGCTGCCTTAAGTGCTGCGGTCTTTCCGCCTTTTGAACCGCCCCAGTTGTACACGAAGAATATTCGCTGCTTTATGATCCGCAGGAGCGGTGCTGTGAAACTGGCCGCCAATATGAACCGGAACTTGTCTCTGCTTCGGTGTGGCTTTATCATTTTGAGCCAGTCCGCCATTGTTCCGTTCTGGCAATATGCCGCTGCCATGCCCCTCTGCGATGGGTCAATGTCCAGAACGATATCCTTGTCATGCCCTGGCACGAACCGCTTTCCGGATTGCCATCCGAATGTACTTGTGGAGTCTGCTTTCTTTATGATGTCTATGTTCTCGGCTTCCAGTGCTGCCAAGAATTTTACGATGTGCTTTGCGTTTTCCGATGTGACGGTGCATCCTAAGTCTGCCAGTGCTGTGATGGCTCTGGATGTGAAGATGGTACTTCGTGGGTAGATTGCCTTGTGCCACTGTCCATCCCTTTTGAATGCTACCTCTATCTTTTCCTCTCCTGTTTCCATGCTCCGCAGTCGCTGCGTGATAATGATCGGGGTTCTGCATACCATGACTGGTGCGTACTTCTTTTCATCGATCACACTGATTCCCTTTTCTGAATAAATCCAACCTTCCGGCTGTCTTAAGTTCACAGGTGCTCCCTCGACCGCTTCCGGGATGTTATCTTCCTCGATGTCTATCTGCTCTGCGTTGCTGAT